AAGAGTAGGCATTGATAACCGCGACAACATAGTTCCTGTCTGAGGTGGTCATGCTTAGGTCTCTGTAGCTTTCTGCCAAAGAGGTAGAAGATACTCCGTTTTGTACTACAGTGGTGTAGATGTTCAAGTTAAAACGTGTGCTTACTCCGCCAGGCAATACCTGAGCTGAGATGTTTGACGACCATGAACCTACGCTGTTAGCAGTAAGAGTAAAGACGTTGTTAGAAGCGATTGTAACTGTTGCAGTTCCAGAAGCACCTGATACAGAACGATCTGCTGTTGATGCTGTGCTTGCTACAGTGAACTGAGTTCCGTTAGCAGTAGCAATTGTTCCGCTCAAGTTAAATGCTGAGCCATAGAGTGCTGTAGCACTTGTGACTACTGCAGTACCTGCAACGGTTGAGCCTGGAGATACTACAAAGCTGGTGTTTGCAGTTACTGTGGTGATTGTGAATGTTCCGTTAAAGGAACCAGTAGTTGCGCCTGTAATACCGGCAATGGTAATTACAGTTCCTGTTGACAATCCAGTAGTGCTTGCAGTTGTAAATGTGATTGTTGTTCCAGATCCTGTACCGCTAGCTGTAGCACCGGTAAGGGTTACTGATCCTTGAAGACCTGTAACTACTACTGGGGTTCCAGCAGTAAAGGTGTTAGCCGCTGTATAGGTAAACGTGTAGTTTCCTGAAGTACCTGAAGCAGAAGCTGCAGTTACAGTAGCTGTAGTTGTGCTTCCAGTACCGTCTGTAAATGTAACAGCACCTGCTGTAGCAGTAGATGAGGCTACACGACGTACGTAAAGCTGGCGGCCACCATTAGCAAAAAAGTTATAGGCAGCCCAAGTTGTTGGGTAAGAGTCACTTAGATTTCCAAAGTTCTTTACGAAATCAGTCCAGTTGGTTACTAGAGTAGGTGTTGTTGGTCCCTTAACAAGGGCTCCAACGAACGCACCTGCTGCGTTAGTAATGTTTGCTTGTCCAACTGCCTGAGGTAAAGGCATCTCTTGGATATAGACTCCGGGACGGCTGAATGTTGCCATTCGGGTTTACTCCTTAGGGTTAGTTTGTTTTCTTTGGGTGGCCAGATTATGCAGGGAATGTTGGCGAGGTGAATACTTCTGTTTGGTAGTTGTATGTTATGTTTGGTGCTTGTGTTACAGGTGTTAACTGGACGATCTGATCTGGGAACAGTTCAGAGCTAATCCTGATGTTGTAGACATTATTGAACAGGCGCTTATCCGATTCAGTACTGTCTCTTTTTGAGAACCCTAAGACATCCAGACGGCGCAAGGTTGCGTCCTCTGTAATAAAGAGTTGCCCAAATCTTAATGGTAGCCTGCCAGGGCTAAATAGTGCTGCAATAAGTTGGCGGTCATGCCTAGGTTGACGGGACCAGGTAGAGATCTGATAGAACAAGTCTACAGGGATTGGGAAGTCGGTTAGGCTTCCTACGTCTAAGGTAGATCCCTCAACAGGGTAGGTAGTGGGGACATATCCACGGTGTGCCCTAGTAGTATCCTCTTGGATACCTACAAGGTCTAAAGTAATATATGGATAGGACTGTTGCCTAATCTGAGGATCAGGTTGTCCATAGAATACGCCTACCGGACGTGCAGAGTTTCCACCATCAGATACTGTAATTCCTGTAAGCAACTTCTTAAGTGCTTCTTCTTCATTTATAACAAAAGGCATTATTAAGCCCCCATTCTAAAATGGAAGTTGCGTATTGCTGGGGAAGGTTGTGAGGTCTGAGTTCCATACTCAAGAGTTAGTACCTGATCTTCGATACTCTTAGGGTAGGTAACTTGATGGCCACTAGCTCCATATGTAACAGACAGCTGGCTAACTATATTTTCTGGCCAGTTATACATAGAAACATGGCTGCGCAAAGTCTGTGTGTAGATGTCTTCAGCTTTACGCTCTGTATCTGCCACTGCTGCGTTTAAATATGATTTAATACTTACCTTAGCCATTTTTACGGAGCTTCTTAGAAAGTAGGTATCCAGCTACAAAACCAATTGCGGCTTTTTTAGCTCCCGCATTGTTTTTGTCCAGCCCAACTACTCCCTTGATAAACTCCTGTTTATCGGCATCAGTTTCATACCGGTTTAGCTTATTAGCTAGGTTGATCATATTTCCTCCATAGGAAGGCGCAAGGTACAGCAGCAGGGTTCCAGATTGCTCTGGCGTCAAGGTCAATCATAAAGTAAAGCCCCCATCTCTGGGGGCTTAACTCTTACTTCTTTTTAGGTTTCTTTGCTGGGGCTTTCTTCTTGCCCTTGCCTTTGATTTCCTTAGCTAGCTTAGAGTCGTTCTTTTCGTCCTTAGACTCAAACTCCTCCTTCTGAGCTTTGTTCATGCCCTTTTCAAACTTACTATCTTTATGAGCCATTTACTTTCCCTTCTTAGTGGTCGACTTCTTCTTGCAGGCGCCCTTGCAATTAGGCTTTGAGCATCCGCATCCGCATGACTTACACATTATTCACCTCCGCCTTTACGGTTATGGAATGAGGTCTTTTTAACCGCACTACCTAGTTTTACAGCTCCGGCCAAACTATTAGCATAGTATGTTTTGCCTCCAGGGTTTCCCGATTCAGCAGCTTTAGGCTTGGTAGCTACCTTATTAGCCTGATCTCTTTTCTTCTTCTCTACCGCCTTTGGGCGTAGCTTACTCTTAGGCATTAGCCCTTTACCTTCTTTAGTCTTGGATTCTTTTTCTTCGCCGTAGAAGAGGCCTTACGAGACGAGGCTGCAAGGATAGCATCTGCTCGTTCTTGCGATACGCCTTCCTTTTTAGCAATGCTTTCAGACGCCTTTTTAAATCCTGGGTGCTTTTCACTTTTTGCCATTTTTCTTTACCCTCTCTGGGAGTTTCTTTCCTTTAGGTGTTTTAGCTTCAAACTCTGCGGCCAGCTTAGGGTTCTTAGAATAAAGAGCCTTACGCTGAGCTTTAGATACAAAAGGCATTATGCGCCAGCCATAATTACCCAGTTAGTACCATCTGAGTGTAGCATAGCCCATGACCCAGCAGTTCCAGATAGGATAGCTGTGCCGGCTGTTGCTGAGGTACGAGGCACTACGTTAGAGCTGGCACTCACAACTGTTCCGGTACTGATGTTCTTAAACATGAATACTTTACCGTTGTTAGCTGAAGCTGATGGCAAGGTCACAGTGATGGTAGAAGTACTATTAAAAATAAGAGAATAGTCGTTTACTGATACTGTGTAGGTAGAAGCTGTCTTAGTTGCCGGAGCAACCAGAATAGAAGAGCTTGTGCCGTTAGATAGGGAGATGCTCATCCTGCCTGCACCGCCAAGATGTTAACCACAGGGGTTCCAGAAGCAGAGATCGCATTTAGCGCTAGAGCTACCGGTGCTGAAACAGCATCGATAGATAGGCTAGCTCCCGCAGCTACTTTAATGCCTGTAGATGAGGTTACCGCAGAAGTTCCCACATAAATAGCATTAGTAGAGTCAGTATTCTGAATAATAATAGTGGCAACGCTAAAGGCAAAGTTTCTTTCTCCGGTTACAGGGTCTGTGATTACAGAGTCAGTTAACAACGGAGTAGCTGAGCTACTGTTGGTAGTGACTTGGTATAGGGCTAGTGACATGATTTTCCTTAGAGAGTAGTAGGGTCAAACGAAGAATAGTTGGCATAGTGCTGGAATTGCGAGTCGTTGACCAGCTCTTCCGGATTCACCTGATTACATTGTACACGCAAAAGAGTGTAATTGTTCTGGATAATTCCTTCAGGGAGTGCCCTAATAGGGGTAAAGACTTCGTCCCTAAACACAATGCGATCACGGAGGTACTCATCAGGGTTGATCTCTACGTTGCTAAGCTGTGGGATATTGTTAGCGTTAGCTCCATAAAAGTTCAGGTGGTTTTCAATAACGTCCACATTTATGATAATAGTTAGCTGGTCCACGTTGTAGAAGCCTCGGTCACTCTGCACTGTGACGCCTTGTTCTAGGTGAGCATTTACCACAGGTATGGTGATAGGGTTCTTCCACATACGTCCAGTCCCAGAGTTTCCACCCACGTCGTAGATTGGATCAACTACTGTGCTGGCTGGATCATACTGCCACCAGGCTACAGTTGTTCCTACAGTAGATACCAGTTCATTGGTGGTACCAGAGATTATTGAGGAATGCTCAAACGGTATGTTAAACCGGCCCTGTCTATTCTCTCCACGCATTATCGTTCCTTATAGGTTACCTGGTAGGGTGAACACGCCAGTAACTTCATCATAGTCAGTTCCTATGATAATAGGCGAGATTCCGTCTGTAGTTGTCTTTTCAGTAATGTCTACAATTACAGGCTCACTTAAAAAGATTGCAGCTAACCGGCTATCTGTCTGAATTACATCTACAACTTTTCCGTCAATTACGAATGCAATTTTGTATGGGGGTAGTTCTTCTGTCATCTTATTCTCCTTCTTCTTCTAGATAAGAAACTCTAACCTGATCCCACTTATGTAATGGGCAAGATGCATTAGGCAGCTTTACCTTAGCTGACATAAAGCATCCACATTGCTTACAGTTTCCTGTAGGAAGCAGTTCAGGGCAGGCTTTGCAAATAGCAAATCTTTCCTCTGCTACTGTGGTTTGAACCCTACCCAGATTCTTATTAAATAAGTCCCAAGGCCTTGCTGGCCTATCGTATGGTGTGCTCATATTATTGTCCTTGTGCTGAGAAATTGTCTACTGTAGATCCCTGTGCATTAGCACTATATGCCTTAACTATACCATGATATGTGCCCTTGGTTCCCGTGTTGGTGCCGGTAACCTGCACTAGGTTTGTAGCAGTTGATGTAGAACCAATAACTGTATAGTTATTTCCGCTGGTAGTTACCTCTAGTGAGGTAGGCTGGGCAGTAGTTGCTGTTGTACTTTGAACGGCATAGCTAGACCCTCCAGCTGAGGAGTAGATTACCTGTACATAATAGTTAGTTGTAGAAGAGGTGCAGGTTGTAGTAGGGGTTGTGGACCCATTGCTACAAGACGGATAGGTTCCACCAGAAGAGGTAGTAAACCCATTACTACAGGATGGATATGTTCCCCCACTAGTAACAGTTGTATGTGTACAGGTTGAGCTTGTTCCTCCTCCAGTATCTCCAGCGTTACAAGTATAGGTTGTAGCGCTAGTCGAAGAGGTATAGCAAGATGCGTAGCTTCCTGATCCACCAGCTGGTCCATTAAATCCAGTAGAGCATGTGTAGCAATATCCGTTTTGGGCATTATAGCCTGTAGAGCAAGAGTATGCGCAAGGGGTTCCGCTTCCACTAACACTACATGTACCCACAGAATAACCAAAGCAGGGGCTACTTGGATTTGATACGTCACCAGAAGTACACGTACGCTGACTAACAGATGCAGATGAGCTAACTGCTGATCCTACATATGTATAGGTTGTTGTTCCAGGAACTGCTGTACCTGTATAGGTAGATGTAGAGGTCACGTTATTACATGTATAAACAGGGTTGCAGTATGGAGTTCCAGGGCAAGAATACGTACTAGTAGTGACATCGCTATATGACATTGCTCCCCACCAAGAGCCTCCTGGGGTTGCCCAGAATGCTAGGCCTGTTCCTGGAGGTGTTAGTCCTGAAGATCC